GGGCGTGGTTTGTGGAGCGTTGGCACAAGTCACAGGGCAGTGATAGCAAGCACAACAAGCGAAGTTGATCTTTTTTTTGATCGCACGACGGACACTCAGCACACAACGAGTGGTCTCAATCTAGTAGTGGGCGAGTGGCATTTCATTGCCTTCTTAATGAACAACTTCAACACTGGGCCTGTCACAAACTGGAAGGTTTGGCGCTCAATTGGTACTAACATTCCAACCCCGGTCACTGTAAACCAGACCGCGGCGGGAAGCGGTAACGCAACAAGCAGCACGATACCAACGGTCGGAAACGTCGGAGCATCTGGAACGGTCGCGTTTCAAGGTGACATCGGTCGTTTCGATTATTTTGTGGGGACCGCCGCAAACGCATTTCTGGACAACACAAACGGATCAATCGGCGTCGATTCTGAGCGAAGAGCGTTTGAGCAAGTGGTCTTGCCAATTTGGGCGGGACAGTTTCCGACGTTTTTGGGTAGCGGAACTCAGTCCAACAACGGCATCACGCACGTAATCTGGGATCTTGATCTTGTAAACCCGATGGGTATATCTCTGCGGAACGGCGGAACAATCATCACAAACAATCGTCAGGCAACTGTGAACGCCGTTGTTTCTGCGAACCGCCGACCGATCCCGCAGCACGACCCTTTAAATTCTTTCAATCCGCGCAGGCGCTAATCCATGTCCCTGCTGCTGCTCCTACAATCGGCAGCATCTGGATCCGGCATCTCCGGATCGCTTTCTGCAACGGAAGCTTCAGATTCAGTTGCATCCGTTTCAGCGATTTTCATTTCTGCTGCGGCAACGATCACAGAGTCTGCTGACACCGTATCTGCATCATCTGCTCTAGCACTTAATGCCTCTGCCGCCATTTCTGAAGCATCTGACTCTGTCGGATCGACATTAAACCTGGCGATCAAAGCCTCTGCTAGCCTGACTGAAGCGTTTGACTCTGTAGCATCTGCATCATCTGTCGCCATTTCGGCTGCACTTGCACAGACCGAGTCGGCAGACACTGTAACCAGTTCCTCTGCGACCACAATTCAAGCGTCTCTGGCGGCCACAGAGGCTGATGACACGCTGAGTGCGCTAGGAAGTTCCAGCCAGAACATCAGTGCGTCGCTGAGCGCCACAGAGGCGTCTGACACGGTTGTTTCGGCATCGAGCATCACGCTGTCGGCGTTCCTGGCTGCAACCGAGTCAGCCGACACGGCATCCGGATCCGCCTCGCTTGCAATAATCGGCCAGGGTTCCATCAGTGAGGCGTCAGACACATTGTCTAGTGTCTCAACGCTCGGCGCGGCTCCGATCACTGGAGTTTTCAGTGTAACGGAGGCTTCAGACAGTCTCTCAGCGGCATCAAGTCTTGGGGCGGCCCCGATCACCGGGGTTTTTAGTGTAACCGAGGCGTCTGACACTCTCTCGGCAGTATCTAATCTTGGCGCGATTCCGATTACTGGCCTTCTGAGCATAACGGAATCGTCCGACACACTAGGTTCAATCTCGGTTTTGCCAAATCGCGGCGCTGTCGCAATTTCCGAGGCTGGCGACAATATCCTCTTTTCCTCGACGTTGACCCTCAAGGGGTCGGCAAATATCATCGAAGGTGCTGATGGACTGCTTGCTTCTGCGGGGCTTTTCTCCGCGTCACAGTCCTCATTTTTCCAATTCTTTTGAGATGCCATGACAACCAGGCGCGAATTGATCCTAGCCGACATTGCGACCAGACTTGCGTCTGCTCCCTCTATCGGCGCGCCTGTTTACCGCAGCAGAGTTACTCCTATGGCTCGCGGGGAAACCCCTGCCGTCATTGTTGAGCCTGTGCAAGATTCGGCAAGTCAGCCAGTCATTCCCAAACTTGATTGGATGCTCACGGTTCGCGTCTCGGTTATAGTCCGGGCATCGATACCTGACCAGGCGGCAGATTCGATTCTGCAAGCGATCCATACCAAGATGACTGCGGATCTGACGCTCGGCGGTTTAGCCTATGACGTTCAGCCTACATCGACGGCATGGGAGTTTGTTGAGAGTGATGTTCCAACCGGAATGATCACTTATGACTTCATGGTGCTTTACCGCACCGCTCTTCAAGATTTGACGCAGGAGTGAACCATGAGCGTTGACAAATTTTGGGACATGGGCGGCAGCTACATCCTCAACCCCGTAACGGGTGAGCGCGAGCTTGTTGAGCGCACCCAGGCTGCGGAAGACGTTGTTCTCCCCAATCCTGATCCGACCGTAATCGAACCTACCGTTGAGGAGTAACTCAAATGGCACTTCTGTCCCCGGTGTAGATTCCAGCCCTGTGGCTGCGAACGCCATGTTGATTCGCAACATGGACATCACACCGCTCGACGCTGAAATTGTCTCGCGCGATCTGGTTCGGCCATATTTCGGGAACTACGATCAGATCATTGCAGCTCAGAAGGTCGGTCTGTCGTTTGAGGTTGAGCTTCAATCCTCGGGCACGGCGGGTATAGCTCCGGCTTACGGACCGCTCTTGCGCGCTTGCGGACTTGCGGAGACTGTCACTGCCGCAGCGGTAACTGGTTCCGCCCAGGCGGGATCTGTAAGCACGATTACGCTTGCTGCTGGCGCAAGCGCGGTAACCAACCTTTACGTTGGACTCCCGGTGTCTATTACATCTGGCACCGGCGCCGGATCCTCTTCGACCATTGTTGCCTACGATGGCACTACGAAGATCGCAACGGTCAGCCCAAACTTTGCAACGTCACCCGCAGCGGCATCTGCCTATTCTATTGGCCCTGGCGTTGCGTATCGACCCATCAGTTCTGCGTTTGAATCGGTGACGATGTACGCTCAATTGCAAGATTCGGTGCAATCGAGTTCTCCGCTTCACAAAATCCTCGGGGCGCGCGGCAACGTAGAATTTACCGTAAATGCGAAGTCGCTTCCGGTAGCGAAATTTACCATGACCGGCGTCTACAGCGCGGTGGTCGATTCCACTAACCTGTCTGCGACCTACACGGGATTCCGGACTCCGACCGCGGTGAATGATGGGAACACGCCTAGCTTCAGTTTCTTTGGCCTTGCAGCGGTGATGTCTGAGTTTTCTGTAAACCTCAACAACGAGGTTGTTCACCGTAACCTGGTCAACTCAGAAAGCGTCATCCTGACCGACAGGAAAGCTGCCGGAACGACTGTTTTTGAAGCACCGACCATTTCCACTGGCACGTATGCAAAAGACTTTTTCGCTACGGCACTTGGAACGACCAACGGATCAATGTCGCTGGTCCATGGAGCAACTGCCGGATCCATTGTCGATATCGGTGCATACACCACCGTGGACATCCAGAATCCGACCTATTCGGACATGGACGGCATTGTTATGATGTCGCTGCCGTTTGTTCTGATTCCGACTACGTTGGGGAACGACGAGTTTTATTTCACTGCTCGGTGATGTTTCTCAGGAGGAAACATGGGATTTGCAATCAAACAAACGGCTAGTTACTCCTGGCCGGTTGTGGTGGAACTGCCTGCGGATGGAGGACGGTTTGAGAAGCACACCTTCGATGCCGAATTCCGCAGGCTGAATCAGACTCGCATTGAGTCAATCATGTCTGAAGCAGTTGCTGGTCAACTGCGAGATGTGGAGGTTGCAGGCGAGGTGATGATCGGCTGGAAGGGCATTACGGAAAATGGCGAAGACATTCCGTATTCTGAAAAGGCCAAAGCGGATCTGCTCGGTTTGCAACTGGTCGCCGCTGCGGTCATCAAGGCATGGATGGAATCCCTGTCTGGTGCGAAGAGAAAAAACTAGAGGACGCTGCCCGTTACTGGGCCAGAGGCAGCGACTCGCTGCGTGAGGCAATCGATGACCTCCGCAGACTCAACGCTCCCGAGGATGTGATTCGGGAGATGGAGAAAGCCCAGGCTTCAGAGGATTTTGAAGTCTGGGATGAGAACTGGCCCGCAGTCGAGATGTGGCTTCGACTGCAAACCCAATGGCGCACCAGTTTTGGTGGACTGATCGGGTTGGACTATGTCGCAGCCAAGTGGATGTTCCAGCTCTACGAGGTGGAAGATCAAAAAGAGATGATGGACTGCATCATCGTCATGGAGAGATCCGCACTGTCTGCCATCAGCGAGGATAAGGCCAATGGCTCTTGATGTTTTTAACGTAAGAGCCATTCTCTCTGGCAGCGTCACCGGCACTGAGTCTTTTGATCGGTTCGGCAGCAAGCTGAACACCATCGGCAAAAACGCCGATACCGTCAACAAGCAGATGAATGGACTTAGCCGGTCCATGAACGCGCTTATGGGCGGATTGGCCGGATTTTCACTTGCTAACGTAATCGCTGAATTTGCTCGCGTCACTATTCAGATTGATGCCTACCAAAAACAACTTTCAATAGGTTTTGGCGCGGCGTCTACGCTTCAGCTTGAGCAGTTGCGGAAGACATTTAGGACTCTTGGCATTGCTCAGGATGAGGCTCTTGGTTCGGCTGTTCGGTTTACCTCTGCGCTGAAGATGAGCGGCAACACCGCTGAGATGGTAAACAAGAACCTCGAGGCCTCATCAAAAATCATCTTGGCAAACAAATTGTCTGCGGATGGAGCAAACCGCGTTTACTACGCGCTGGCCCAGGTCTCATCAAAAGGCCAGTTGATGACCGAAGAACTTTCCGGTCAATTGGCGGAAAACCTTGCAGGTATTCGCGAGCAGGTTGCGATTGCTCTTGGACTGTCCTCCAAAGCTTTGATGGAGCAAATGAAGGAAGGCAAGGTTTCTGCGGAACAGTTTTTTACTGCGCTTCGCAAAATTGGCGACGGAATTGATCCGGCGACGTTAAACAGCGCAGCGCAATCTTTGGGGAAACTGAAAAACGCTTGGTTTGACTTTAAGACATCTGTTCTAGCGGTAGACACCATCAAGGCTGCGCTTGATTTTGCTTCTAGCGCAATTATGGTGCTTACAAACAATGCAGATTTTTTGAAACGCTCTGTAGTTATGCTTGCACAGGCGTTGTCCGCGTTGTTGATTTTTCGAGCAGTAGCGGCGGCAGCAACTTTTCTCAACACGGCAATTTGGGCGCTGCAATTTTCAATCAACCTTTACGGTTTGAAAACGACGCTTGCTGTTAACGCTACCTTAGCTTTGAATTCGGCCACAAAATTACTTGGATTGTCGGCTGGACCAGTAGGGAATTATTTCTCAAGATAGAGCGTTGGTTGAACACAATCGACTGTTAGCGGTGGCGGCACTAAAAACCAACGAACTTGCTGCCGCTCAGGCCCGCTCACAAGCAGAATCGTTGTTTTCTCCTGTAACAGCCCAACGGTCTGGATTAAGTGTCGGCGCGGATGGTTCTGAAGCAGAAAAAGGGTTAGCTGAAGCACAAAGACAATTTCAGCAATCTGTTGCAAGCGGAGCGCCGGACATCCTGGGGTACAAGGCGGCAATAGAAAAGCTTACTGAAAAGTACCCCGCTCTAAAATCTTACATTGGCGATACAAACGAATTGTTCACAAGGCTGATTGGAACTCAGCGCGAACTTGAAAAATCTCAACTTGGCGTAGCGATGGCTACGGGAAAATTAACCGAAGCACAAAGGACACGCGCGCAAGCATTAGGTTTGCTTTTTGACGAAAGCACTGGTGGTGCCGTAAAGGACGGCCCAAAATTTGCCGAAGCTCAAGGCGCAATTCGCGGGATGCAGTTACAGACTGCGTTGGTAGGAATGTCTGAAAGATATCGCTTTTCAATTGAAAAGCTTAACGAAGCAAAATTGGTTTCGTTTGATGCAGATGGAAATTTAATTGTTAAGGCAACGGAATACACAGAAAGGGTAAGACAACAAGCATTTGCTCTGTATGACGCTCAGGAAGCGCAAAAGCAAAGCAACAAAGCCGCAACTGAAGCTAAAAACCTATCGAGTTCGATTTCCTCACAACTTCAGTCCATGGGAGCATCCAATGCCCAACTGAAGAACCAGATCGACAACTGGAGTTCGATGGGAGATGCAGTAGGCAAGTCCCAGGCGGCCTTGATGGAGTACGAGACCACTCAAGGAAAGTACGCACAAGCATCTGCAAAAGAAAAAGCAGACTTGATGGCGGCAGCTCAACTCACAGACAAATACACGGCAGCGATTGAGAGGCTTAACGAAGCCAAAAAAATGAGTGAGGAGATCACCTCTCTCGACAAAGACATTGCAAAGCTGCGGTTCAAGATTCAGTACTTCAACCAGTACGGTGAAGCTGTAGATTCATCCCGTGAGGCAATGGCGCTATTCGACACTACGGAAGGCGAGTTCCGCAACGCAACTGCTGACCAGAAGAAGGCATATCTTGATAGAGCGCGCGAGGCAGACAGGCTGACGCAGTCATACAACGACCTGGCTGCCGCCGGAAAGTCGGTAATGATGCGGGAAAGCTTTCGCGAATCCGCGAGCAATCGCGTGAGAGACGTTCAACAACAACGCATCGCGATCATGGGTGGAGGCAAGAAAGACGTTGAGAGAGCAGAGTTTGCACAGTCGCTCGATAAAGCAATCGAATCGGCGCGGCGCGAGGCGATTCGGGCTGGGATGGCAAATTCGGATCTCCAGAATCTTATGGCAGATTTGGCACAAGATCGCGCCCAAGCCATGAAGGACTTTGATCAAGCTCTGAGCGAACTGGACGCTGCACAGGGTAATTGGATGGTCGGAGCAAAAGCCGGTCTACAGGAGTACTTCGACCAGATACAAGACGTTGCTGGCGCGATGAAAAACGCCTTCACGCGGGCATTCCAAGGAGCAGAAGATGCCCTAGTCAATTTTGTTATGACCGGCAAGCTTTCGTTCAGCGATCTGGCACGATCCATCATTTCTGATCTTGCTCGCATCGCCATTCAGCAGGCGATCATGGCTCCACTAATGGCGTGGATGAAAGGCCAGAGTTGGTTCCCTGCGGCGGATGGCGCAGCATTTTCTTCCGGCGGCACACTGCAACGCTTTGCTTCTGGTGGGGTTGTGTCCTCGCCAACAGCGTTCAGACACTCCGGCGGGTTGGGCGTGATGGGTGAGGCAGGCCCGGAGGCAATCATGCCTCTGAGACGCTTGTCGAACGGCCGGTTGGGCGTTGAATCTGCTGGCGGTGGCACTCAGAATGTCACCGTCAATGTCAGTGTCGAAAACGGTGGAAGCAAGATGCAGTCTGATGGAGCCGGAGCGAAGGATCTTGGCAAAGCAATCGCGAACGTCGTTCGCCAGGAACTTCTGGCTCAGAAGCGGCCTGGCGGCCTGTTGGCGGCCTGATGGCAACCTTCACTTACACAGCAGATTGGGACGCCTCTGTTGAGGTAACGCCTGTTGTCCGCACCGCGAAGTTCGGAGACGGTTACGAGCAACGCCTGGGATCGGGAATCAACAATCTCCCCAAGATGTGGGATCTCAGGTTCACGCTCAGGACAGATGCCGAAACGACAGCGATCATCACGTTCCTTGAGTCACAAGGTGGCGTTCTGGCGTTTGATTGGGTTGATGTGAACGGCATATCTGGAAAATATGTCTGCCGATCATGGAACCGAGTCAAAAACAGATACAATCTGAACACGGTCATTTGCAAGTTTGAACAGGTCTTTGAACCATGAGCAACATCACGCTTCCGACAACCCTACAGAGTGTTGTCCTCGACACCTACACTCGCACCAAAAATGCGACTACGGTTGATGTTCAAACGGTCGCGTTAGGCAACCCTATCGCTCAGACATCCGCATCTCTCGCCAGCGCAGCGTCGCTTACCGTAACTGGCCTTGAGGATGCGTCTTCCATCGCATTTATGGTGGTGGGAACTTATGTCGCCACTTTCGCTTTTGAGGTCAGTAATGATAGTACAAACTGGTTTTTCATCACTGCCGTTCGGAGCGACAGTAACACAGGTGAAACTACATCAGGCGCGTTAACAAACCAAACTCGCGCCTGGCGAGCAAACATCTCAGGATTTAGCCAATTTAGAGTTCGGTGTTCCGCATACACCAGCGGCACCGCAAACTGGATCTTGGCTCCAAGTCCAAATCCGTTTGAGCCTGCTCCATTTATACCGTCTACTGCCTTGCTTGCATCTGCCGCGCTTATCGGTGATGTGTCTAACGCTGTTCGCACAATCGCTACGAACGCAATGTCGCGGTTCCGATTGGTTTCTGCGGCAACAACAAACGCAACCTCAGTAAAGGCAACTGCTGGTCGCGTGTATGGGTGGCAGTTCTCAAACACAACTGCTGCATACAAGTACGTGAAGCTCTACAACAGTGCTGCTGCTCCCACCGTTGGCACCACTGCGATCACTGACACTATCGCCATTCCGCCAAATAGCTCAGTGACCTGGTCAACCACAATTGGCGTTCACTATGCTGCTGGCATCGCGTTGGCTACTACGGGGGCCGCGGCAGATGCTGACACCACTGTGTTGGCAGCCAACGATGTCATCGGTCAACTGTTCTACAGTTGATGTGTCATGCTGATTATTCTGGCTGCGCTCCTCGACAACTTTGGTAACGATGTTGTCGCGGGCGAAATTCAGAAGCTCTCGCCATCATCGATCATTGAGTTGTATGAGCTAGACTCCAGCAACATCGGTGGAGAGATTTACCGTTTCCATTCTGGCAAAAACGGACTGACCAACGATATCGTCTGGGCGGGCCAGACTTACTCAGCGTTCCCAATCGAAGCTTCCGGTTTTGAGTGGAACGGTAAAGGCCAGCTTCCGCGCCCGAAAGTCACGGTGGGAAACGCTTTAGGCACCATCAGTGCGCTAGTTCTGACATATGACGATCTTATCGGTTGCAAGTTCACGCGCATCAGAACTCTCCAGAAGTTTTTGGATGAAGTGAATTTCCAGACTCAGCGAAATTTGCTTGTCCACACAGAAAGCATCGGCCTTAATACAGTTTGGTTGCTTGGTAGTTCATCTGTTGCAGTTACTGAAAACGTAACAGAGCAATACTCGCCATTAGGCACAAGCGACGTTGCCAAACTTATTGAACGGTTGGTGGAGATGCTACGTTACTGTTGATTTGGGGTTAGGAACGGACATTCCTTACGCAAGAATTCAATTGGTTTCTGGATTGACTCAAAGTTACGCCGGTCAGGTAGGATCTGGCGTCTATATTTGGGGTCCACAAGTAGAAACAAACACTCCACCATCAACCTATCAACCAGTTCTCGGATCATCGTTTTCTAGAAATCCAACGGCAGACCCAACTGCGGAGTTCGCTCGGGACGTTTTCTACGTTGATCGGAAGGCCAATGAAAACCGCATTGAGGTTGAATTTGAACTGAGTGCCGCGCTCGATCTGACAGGTGTCGGTCTGCCGCGTCGACAAGTTATCCAGAATTACTGCCCCTGGACCTACAAAGGCCCCGAGTGCAACTGGACAGGCAACTCTCTTGGATCAGGAACATATTCGATTACCAGCACCACCCTTACTGCTACCGTGACCAATCACGGTCTGGCAGTTGGAGATGCCGTCTATCTAAATCTGTCCGGTGGAACAGGAGATGGTCAATACATGGTGGTGACAGCTCCAACGTCCAGCACCTTTACGGTCACGGTAGCCGCTACCGTTACAGGATCTGGAACGCTCGATATCACCCAGTTGTTTGACACCAACGATCAACCGACAACGATCATCGCATCGGATGTTTGCGGTAAAAGGTTGTCTTCCTGCCGCGCGCGGTTCGGATTCGGTGAACTTCCATTTGGTGGGTTCCCGGCTGCGGGCCTGCTGCGACTGTGAACGATGACACCAGAGCAGCAGCACTAGCCTGGGCACAGGAGCAGTTTCCGCGCGAAGCCTGCGGTCTCATCGTTGTTGTCCGGGGCCGAGAACGGTTTTGGAAATGCCGAAACATCTCGATGTTGGCTGCGGACCAGTTCATCCTGTCTCCTACCGACTATGCGGAAGCCGAGCGAGCAGGAGAGGTGGTCGGAGTTTTCCACTCACACATCAATCTACCTCCGACAGCATCTGATGCTGACAGGGCTTCCTGCGAGGCCACAGGCGTGCGGTGGCACATAGTGGGGCTGCCTACAGCGGAATGGTCTGAGATCGCTCCATGCGGATTCCAGGCGCCTCTGGTAGGCAGGGTTCATGCGTGGAATGCGCTCGACTGCTGGACACTGGTTCGCGATTGGTATTTGCGGACCTGGGGTATCGAACTGATTTCTGTTCCTCGGTGGCCCAACTTCTGGAAAGATGGGATCGACATCCTGGGTGATAACGTCCATGCAGCAGGGTTTCGCGACATCCCAGATGGTGCGAAAATTGAGATTGGTGATGTGATCCTCTGCCAAACCGGGGATTCGCCTTTTCCAAATCACGTTGGTGTGATGATCGGGGGAGGTCTTGTGTTGCATCATGCCGAGAACCGATTGTCCAGCCGCGATGTTTATGGTGGCTGGATTCAAAAGCACACTGTCCGGATTGTGAGACATGCGAACCGTCCGACTTCATGGTGAACTTGGCAAGCGTTTCGGATACATCCATGAGCTGGATGTTCGGGATCCTGCGGAAGCGATTCGGGCGATAAGTGCCAATTGCAGGGGCTTCAGAGAGCATTTGATGCAGGAAACGGTTTTGGGCTATCAGTGCCTGGTAGACGATGCTGAGATAACCGAGGATGAACTGAAGTACCCAATGAGCCGTGAGTTCTCCATTGTCCCGGTGATTCACGGTGGAGGAAAGGTAGGTCGAATCATCGTTGGAGCAGCACTGATTGCACTCGCAATCATGCAGCCGGAATTGATCCCAGTGATCAAGGCCGGTGAGGTTGTGATTTTCTCTGCATCAACCGTGTTCTGGATAGGTGTTGGCCTTACCTTGTCAGGTGTAGCTCAAATGCTTGCACCCACCCCAAAATCGGGGGACTCTGGTGAGAAAAAGGAAAACCAGTATTTCGATGGGCCGATCAACACCACTGTACAGGGCAGTGCGGTTCCGTTGGGCTACGGGCGCATGATCGTCGGTAGCGCCGTGATCAGTGCTGCGGTTAGCATTGATGGAACCCCTGATCCGGTTTACCCGATTGATTTCTTCATGGGCGGGTTCCGCTGATGGAAGTCATATCAGGATCTGGTGGCGGAAAATCGGGCGGATCCGGCGGTGGCCTGACAGAGCAAGCGGACACGCTCAAATCTACTGCGTATGCACAGGTCTTGGATCTGATCTGTGAAGGTGAGATTGAGGGATTGGTAAATGGGTTGAAGTCCATTTATCTGGATGATGTGCCAATCGAAAACCCTGATGGCTCCGCGAATTTCACGGGCGTCCAGTATTCGACTGTCAACGGAACGCAGACGCAAAGCACCATCGCGGGATTTGACCAGGTCGCCAATGAAACCGTAGTCGCGGTTGAGGTGAAGGTCTCCACTGGCCCTGTGGTGCGAACGATCACCAACCCAAACATCTCCAGTGTGGTTGTGACGGTTCAGTTTCCTGCGCTCACGTATCTGTCTCCGGAGGGCAACCTTGGAGGGACATCTGTTCAGTTTGCAATCGACATCCAGATCGACGGTGGTGGATGGATCACAAAGATCAATCAGACCATCAACGGAAAATCGGCAAGCGCATACGAGCGGCAGTTTCGGATCCCACTGCCAACAGGATCCTCGAGAGACATCAGAGTACGAAGGATCACGGCAGATTCGACGCAGACTCAACTGAACAACAAGACGTTTTTTCAATCCTACACCCAGGTGATTGATGCGAAGCTGAGATATCCAAACTCAGCACTGATTGCTCTGAAGATCAACGCATCGCAATTTCGAGCCATACCGCGCCGCGGATATGACGTTAAATTGCTGAAGATCCGAATACCGTCGAATGCGACAGTGAACGCAAACGGATCGTTGTCTTACTCCGGTCCATGGAACGGAACTTTCCAAATTGCGTGGAGCAACAATCCGGCATGGTGCTTTTACGATCTGCTCACTACTGATCGCTACGGATGCGGCAAGTACATCGATGCATCTCAGATCGACAAATGGTCGCTGTATCAGATCGGCCAGTATTGCGATGAAATCGTCGATGATGGATTTGGCGGAACCGAGCCGCGATTCTCATGCAACATGTGGATCAACACTCGGCAGGAAGCATTCAAACTGTTGCAGGATTTCTCCAGCGCATTTCGGGGCATGGTGTACTGGGGAACCGGAGTAGTCACTGCGGTTCAAGACGCTCCAAAAGACCCCGTATTCCTGTTCACCAACGCAAACGTCATTGGTGGAAACTTTGAGTACCAGGGCACTAGCGCAAAGGCTCGCCACACTGTTGCCTTGGTTACTTGGAATGATCCTGATGACATGTACCGACAGAAAATCGAGTACGTTGAGGACACCATTGGAATCGCGCGCTACGGTGTCATTGAAACCCACAAAACGGGTTTGGAGTCTGCATTCTGCCGACCTGGTGATGTGATCAAGGTAGCCGATCAGTTCCGAGCCGGAAATCGTCTCGGTGGCCGGATCATTTCGGCGACATCGACCACTGTCACGGTTGACTCTCTCGCAGTTGGCGGCGTGAGCAGTGGTGGTGATTTCTATGTCATAGGCCCTGACGGCAACATTCAACAGAAACTGATTAGCTCAGTCTCTGGCAATGTGATCACGTTACAGACCGCACTCTCGCCGCTTCCGTTATCTCCAGCGGTTTGGGTGGCATCTTCTCCCGCGCTTGAGGCTCAGACGTTCCGCGTACTGTCGATGGTCGAAAACGAAAACGGCGAGCATGAAATCGTCGCCGTGTCGCACCGTCCCGACAAGTATGATGCCATCGAAAACGACATCGTCCTTGAACCGCGCACGTATTCCTCGCTGTCTCCCATTCCGGATGTTGTCTCTGGTGTCACGCTTTCAGAAAGCCTTTACCGATACCAGGCAGATGTGCGAGCGAAAGTAACCTGTACCTGGCCTGCTGCGGCGAACGCCACACGCTATCGTGTTGAGTGGCGTCTGAATGACAACAACTTCACTGTCGATGAAACCGGATCGCTCGACTTTGAGATTCTGAACACAACGATTGGTAAATACGAAGTCCGAGTCACTGCCATCGGCGTGTTTGGTACGGCATCAGCAAACTACGTTTCATCAACGATCAACACGCTTGGGAAAACCGCTCCTCCAGCCGACGTTACTGGCTTTTCTGCGACGGTCGATCCATGGGTCGGAATCGTTCTGAGCTGGCAATCAGTTGCTGACCTCGATCTCGACCAGTACGAAATCAGAGAGGGAGCTTCCTGGGCCAGTTCAACGCTGGTCACGCGGGTAAGAGCATCCAGTTACAAGATAGGAGCAATTTTTGGATCTTCTCAGACATACCTGATCAGGGCTATCGATACGTCAGGGAATTACTCTTTGACCGAGGCTGCGGTCACCACAACCATTTCCGCTCCCGCCGCAGTCACGCTGAGTTCACAGGTCATCGATAACAACGTCCTGCTGCGTTGGACCACCCCTGTTTCAACACTGTCGATTGACTACTTTGAAATTCGGCGCGGATCTACATGGGCAGGCGCAACCGTAGTCGGAAGAATTTCCAGTGGCACGTTCGCAACCATATTTGAAACGGCATCAGCAACGTACACCTACTGGATCGCTGGCGTAGACATTGGTGGAAACGTGGGAGCGCAATCGAGCGTGTCTGCTACGGTGGCGCAGCCTCCCGACTATCAACTGTTCCTCAACCAGACATCAACATTTTCTGGCGCTTTGACCAATGCAACTTTAGCGGCAGGAAGCCTCTGGATGGCGGTGGACACCACCGAAACCGTTCAAACGCACTTCACTTCTCGCGCGTGGACAACTCCACAAGATCAGGTGACCGCTGGATCCACATATTTTATTCAGCCTACAGGAACGGCAGGCAGTTACGAAGAGGTCATTGACTACGGAACTACGTTGTCTTCAGCAAGGGTCACGGTCAATGCCGTCTACGTGCAGGGTTTTGGATCCTCAACCGTCACAAGCACGCTTGGTGTTGCAAACGCGGCAGGCACATTCACTGTCACCATCGCTGCCCCAGGTGTGTTCACCAAGACCGCGCATGGTCTTACTAACGGACAGACAATCACGCTTAAAACTACTGGTGCGCTTCCCACAGGGTTGGTTCAGAACAAAACGTATTACGTTGTCGGGGCGGCGGCAAACACCTTCAACCTTGCACTGACGAGCGGCGGGGCTGCAATCACAACCACTGGTACTCAATCAGGCACGCATACACTGATCGGGCCGTACACTGAATACGCAAGTACGGCAAGCGCCTTTGCGACAGCGTTCCGATACATCCGTTACCGCTACGATGTTTCCGGTGCTGGTGGCGATGACATAGTCGAGTTCAAGTCGATCACTGTAAACATCGATGTCAAACAAAAGTCTGACTTTGGTTCAGTAGCGGCAGTCAGTACGGATGTCGGCGGCACTACCGTTACGTTCAGCGCGTCGTTTGTATCGGTAACGTCTATCCAAGTAACAGCCAGCGGCACCGCAGCCGCATATGCGATTTACGATTTTGTGAGCGTGCCAAACCCGACCACTTTCAAAGTACTTCTTTTCAATAGTTCTGGTGTTCGGATTTCTGGCACTGTTTCCTGGCAAGCAAGAGGCTACTGATATGGCAGATTGGACTAAACCTACTCTGACATCGACATACGCAAACTATCTGACCGAAACGACTGCTCGCGACACAGACTGCGCGATTCAGTTTTCGAGCGGCACCATTACATCCCCGCCAACTGGTGCGGTGAAATGGGATACGGGTCTCAACCGCTGGCAGAAATGGAGCGGAACTGCTTGGGGCGAACTGGCAACTACCTACGCGCTTACAGGCGTGACTTGCACATCGTTTTCCAACACAGGAAACACCACCCTCGGTAATGCATCTGCTGACACCGTCACGGTCAACGCGGCCACATGGACGTTTGCCAACGCTACCGCGATTGGTGGCAACCTGACTTTTTCGGGCGGAATCAATTTCACTGGAAACGTCACGTTCGGGGATGCGGTAGGGGACACCGTAACTTTTGTCGGTACAACTATCGCGCTTCCAACTGGAACCACCACTTTTAGTGTTGGCACCGCAAACTTCTCGGTAGGTCTCCAGCTCGCAGGATCCTCTGTGATCACTGCCGCATCTACCAACACGTTGACCAACAAGACCATCGATACCGCTGGTCCAAACGTGATCAAGATCAACGGTAATACACTGACTGCTTCAGCCGGAACCGGAACGCTTTTGTTGCCCAACGCAACAACAACGCTGATCGGCTGGAATACCGTTGACACGCTTACCAACAAAACCATCAGCGGTCTTGCAAGCGCATCAACCGTTGTAGACGAGTCTTTGAATGCCTACGCAATTGGCTACCGTGAGCTGCCTCAAAACGCGCGATCTGCGGCATACCAACTAGTTCTGAGTGATCGAGGTAAGCACATCTCAATCACCACTGGCGGAGTAACCATTCCCGCCAACGCGACAGTTGCGTTTCCGATTGGAACCACCATCGGCATCTTCAATAACTCCGCAAGCGCACAGAACATTGCGATCACCACCGACACCCTTAGACAGGCAGGAACCACCAACACCGGAGCGAGAACTTTAGCCGGTTGGGGGCTTGCTACCATTCTGAAGGTCGGCACCACTGATTGGGTAATCTCTGGATCCGGAGTCACCTGATGACAGGAATCCTTGGACTGTTGATCGGTGGAGGTTCTGGGTTTCCAGCCAGCACTCATGCAATGTCGGTCGGGCAGGGAGGACTCTATTCGTTTTTTACTTATGCAGCCTACGGTTTCGCGGTTGATGCATACGGACACTTCTACAACCCAGGCTCCGGCGTGATCACGCCATCCAGCCGACAATCAGTCCAGATCGCGGAAATTTCGTACTACACAACCTCAATCGGCGGATACGGGATCAATTTTGACATGGTGTGGACAACCACATCCGGATTGGCGAGCCAGTTGAAACTCGATGGTGTTTCATATCTGCTGTCGGATCCCGGCACGGTCGCATCTACAAACACGGGCACTCCCACTATCAGCATAGCTACGCCAGGCGTTGTCACTCTCGCAACGCACGGGCTGACAAACGGATCTATGGTGATGTTCAGAACAACCGGCGCGCTCCCTACAGGATTGCTGCCAGAGGTGGTTTATTTTGTTGTTGGTTCAACTACCAACACGTTCAACGTAGCGGCAACGTCAGGTGGTGCAGCAATCGCCACATCCGGAACGCAGTCTGGAACGCACACCGTTTACTATCGTCCGAGGCGTCGATTTGTGATTGCTAGCCCGCCTGGAGTATTGCCAAGCTGGGCGCGCGGACCAGTTGCCGCCACTGCTAGCGCGGCAAACCCATGCACATGGACATCTGCCTCACATGGATTTTCAAACGGGCAGGGAGTCACGTTCACAACGAGCGGCGCGCTGCCATCTGGCCTAGTAACTGGCACCCGATACTTCGTAATCTCAGCCACCACAAACACATTCCAGGTTTCCGCTACCGTTGGCGGGGCGGCACTCGGAAATGGCGCGTCACAATCTGGAACTCACGTAGCCAGCAGATCGATTGACGTTGTCATCTCCTGATGAAAACCATTTTTCATCCCATTGAATGGTGATGGAAATGTGGTGAAAATCAGACCATCTATCATTGGGGGAGTGGCATGACAATAACTGGTGACACGGCTGCCACCATCATTGCGCTTGTCACTCTGTTGGCCGGTGGCATTTCTGTTTGGGTTTCGTTGCGCGAACGCCTTGCAAAGGCAGAAACCGAAATAGAGTTTCTGCAACGCCAACAGTCAGATCACAAGACCGAGGTCCAAAGCCTGCGCGAGTACCTCGACAAGCAGTTCAACGATCTGCGAACCGTCCTAGCCCACAAGGTTGATCGTCGCGAGAATCCTCGATAATGGCTCTCCTCGGCCCCATCAAATATCTGACCATTCACTGCGCCGCTACACCCGCCGGTCGAGCGGTGACGCACCAGCAAATTTCTGCCTGGGATCAAGCCAAGTTCAATCAAGTGAGCTATCACTGGGTAGTTGAGATTGACGGGTTTGCCTATCGCACACTGCCAGATTCTGAGCGAGGCGCGCACGTTGCCAATCACAACACCGGCAACATTGGCATCTGCTATGTGGGCGGCATGTCCATTGATATGAAACGTCCACAGGACACGCGCACAGAGGCTCAGATCAAAGGGTTGGCAGGATTGGTGCGCCACTACCGAAAGATCGCGCCTGGCATCATCGTGCGCGGACACCGGGATTGGTACGCGGATCTCGACGGGAACGGGCGCGTAGATCACTACGAGTGGAAGAAAGCGTGCCCGTCGTTCGATGTGGCAGAGTGGTTGAGAACACTGAAGGAGTAGAAATCATGCTGGCTGGAAAAAAGACCTACGTGATGGGAAGCCTCGGCATCGTTGGTGCGCTGGCTTCGTACCTGGTCGGTGACGTTGATGCAGCCCAGGCTGCCCAACTCGCGTTGACTGCCATTTTGTCGATGACGCTTCGTAACGGTTTCCCAAAATAGCTAGCGGCCCCGGCGCGAAGGTTCTCCTCCTGCTGGAGCGTCGGGGTCGCTGGCACCCAAAAAAAACCCCGCACTAGGCGGGGCAAAGTGACCGGGACTGTCAGCCGGTTACGCGCATTCTACACGATTGGACGGCGACGGCGAGCCTCCCAAGATTCAATGTCGGCCATTCGGTACAAAACCTTCGCGCCTATTTTCACGTAGGCTGGACCGTCTCCCTGCGTTCGCCAATTTGCCAGTGTGCGAACGCTAATGGATCCAGCGTAGCGTTCGCTTACTTGCTGGGGTGTGAGCAAAACCTCACAACCCGTCATCGTCGCCACCCACTGCAAATTTGCTCACAGACTCCGGAGCATCCGGTTTGCCGGACTTTTCAAAGGCAGATGCAGAGGCTTTCAGTGCCTCAAGCGTTGCCTGCCCCAGTGTCTTCTTAACCGAGGCGGGTGTGGCCTCCCAGGCTGCCCTCAACGCAGCAGTGCCCTGTTCGCAGGCCGCCTCAAGGACGTTCCTGTGCCGCGTAATCGACGCCGACACGGGCTTCGCCCCATCTATCCAAGCGCGCAGATCCGCGCCGTCTTGCTGACCCAGAAACCCATGTCCTCGACCCAAAATCGGCACCAGATCGGCGGGGCATTTCAGCACCGTCTGTTTTTCACCAGAGGCTTCCATAAGCAAGCTCGCGGTCATCTCAAACAGAAAGTTCTTCTCACAGATCGGCTGAACACCGAGGCTGCGAGGTGCTTTTGGATCAGAGAAATCGACCTTCTCGCGAGCGCGCAAACAGACGATCACATCCATTGGACATTGCAGGAGAGCTTGCATCATGGCCTTGTGCTGCAACTTTGCCCGCTTCCAGCCTACCACTGAGTTCCGCTCGGCGTTCGCGATGTCCTCGCAGCCTCCCGTGCCTTCCCACTCATGTGACATGGAGTCCACCACCAAGACATCCACGCCAGCGTCTGCAAACTCGCGGATAGCCGCAACGTACCGTTCCGGACTAAACGGGGGCAGCAAATCACCGATCAGGAACGGTTCGCCCAGAATGTCCGCGTACAGACTGCCGCGGCGATTTTCAGTATCAAGCATACCCACCTTGCTAGCTTTGCCGCGCGCCAGCCCGCAGGCAACCTGGAGCGCGGTGTAGGTCTTGCCAGAACCTGACACGCCAGCCAACCCAATCAGAACTCGCGCGCCCTCTCGCTGCGCTTTCCGAATTTTGAGCGTACTCATTCTGCACCTCCGACAAGCGCCCACTTTGGAAGCCCGACCGCGCGAATATCAGTTGAGTATCCCGGCCATTTTCCGGAGGCCAGACACTCCGCATAGATTCGGAGGCAGCGTCGATATTCCTCTC